AGGAGGTTCTTGATCTGGCGGTTAAAGCCGGGAATACCGAGATTCAGAAAAAGGCTGAGAAGCAAATTGCAAAAATCAACGAAAAGCTGAAATTCTAAACTTCAACCGAAAGGAAGAGCCTGCGGAAACGTGGGCTCTTTTTTTCATTTAAAAAATCGTTATTTGGCGAGTGATATTTAAGGAGGACATCATGTGGAGAAAAGAAACAATTAAAAATAAAATTTGCGCCCTTGTGCTTATCGGCACTGGGTTTTTTTCTATTTTTCTGGAAAATGATTCCACTGTTTTCATATTCTTTTGCCTAATCGGAGTACCTTTGTTCTTCGCTAAGGAAAATTGGATTATGGATGGAGGAGGTTCCGATTATGTATATGAAGAAAGCCGGAGGGAAAGTGTACGGAGCGCATCTGACTGCCGCCGAAAAGAAAGCGATGGATATCGAAATCCGCAGACAGCTCGCAGAGTACGATCTCAAACACGCTAACGAACTTGACGCCATGATCTTATGGCATTTGCATGAGGAATTTGGTTTCGGGCCGAAGCGTCTGAAGCAGTTCTATGACACTTTTGCCGTAAGATTGAACGAACTGATTAAACATTATGAGATGACTGATTCTGATATGGTTTGGCTGTGTACGTACAAGCTGAAACAATACGGAATCGACATCGAGGAATGGAACAAACAAAGGAGGGACTGATGGGTATCGCTAATCGTGAAAACAATCCTCGAAAGAATTCGGAGGGATATTCTGATCCAACGGCTTTCGAGGCTTTGCGGAACATCGATAAGGAAGACGAAAGATTTCACAGACTGCTGCATACATTGTTTTATATCTGTGAGCTTGCTGATTTCCAAATCGAAGGCCGCATTGTGTTGATTGACAAACAGACCGGACGGATTTGGAGATGAGAAAAACGTCCGTACACTCTTTGAAAATCTGCAAAATTGTGCCCACTTTTCTTTTTGTGAAAGTGGGCTTCGACCAATTTGAGGGGAAATTTTGGAGCTTGTACGGACGAAAAATCTCATTTTTGGCCAAAAAAAGTGGGCAAAAGCCCGGTTTTGCGAACCAAAAGTGGGCAGAAAAAATCGGGTGCATTTTCTGAAAACGGCACTTTTTTGGCGTTTTTTGGCCATTTTTGGCCGATTTGCGCAAATTGGGTGCCGGAAAACCACTAAAAAGCCCACTTGCCCACTTTTATTTCTTATTAATTGCGATAAAAAGTTTTAATATTTAAATAAATAAGGCGAACAAAAGTGGGCATTTGGCCACAAGCCGAAATTGCATACCACAAATCAAGTAAAAAGTCAAGTGGTTTGCGAATAAAGTCCTTTCTTTATTTTGGCTTTTGTGCTATACTGTAATAGCCACACAATCTAATAATGTTCAAGTTGCAAGGGAAAATTACTTTGGTAAAAAGTGTTTTCTCTCTTTACTCATGCGTCCTTTGCGACTTGATTGAGATTGTGTGGCAACAATGAGGGATTCACTTTTTCGGTGCATTTCTCATGTGGGGGCGCACTTTTTTATTTAGGCGCTTCTTTGTTATCAAAAGAATGAAAAGGGGCGTCAACATGGATGACGGTATGAGCATAAGCAAAGAGCAACTTGAGATAGAGAAATCAGTTGGGAATTTTAACATTGAACCATATTCTGGACAGATTGCCGTAGATCAAGATTGTGTTAAATTGGATTTGGATAAGGATAATAAAAGGGCGGTTAGTGCTTTTATGCAGTATCTTCCTTCTTTGATTGCGACCACCACGCTATCACAATCTTATATAGTAAGTTTTCCAGAAGGACTGCCACACGTGCTTACATCGCTACAACAAGGCGGCTTTGGAACAACGATTCAGGATCATGGAAGATTTGTCGGAACAGCATCTTTATACCCAACTACGCCGCAAGCTGTTGCTCTCGGTGTTTTTACAGTGATGTCAATAGCGTCCAGTCAATATTTTTTGAATCAAATAAATAACGAACTGAAAATGATGAAATTAAATATTGACAAAATTCTTGAGTTCCTATATGGGGACAAGAAAGCTGAATTGATGGCTGAGGTAAGTTTCGTAAAATATGCTTATCAGAATTTCAGTTCAATCATGAAATTTGACGTTCAAAGAATTGCAACTATTGGCAGTCTTCAAAGTGCTAAAAAAGTGGCAATGAAAGACATCGAATTTTACATGAGTGATTTGGAATCAACGGCAAATAGTAAGGGTTCTGGCGACATTGTTTCGTTGGTGAATAGAGCTTTTCAGATTAAGGAAAGTCTCGAACTATCGATGCAATTGTATGGAATGAGTAGCATACTCGAAACTTATTATGCTCAAAATCGCGAATTAGTATATCTCGAACATATAGAAGCTGAGGTGATCTCTTATATCGATAAGTGCGAAAAAAGAATGCTGAGCAGTTTTAGTATATTGGGTAAACGTATTAGTGATTACAGCGGAAAACTCTGGAATAAAATTGACAAGTCTTCTTACGAAAAAATAGTTGGCGAGTTGGTTTATTCACTAAATAGTGGAGCCGAATCAACTTTAAGGAAGACATTTCGTGTTGCATTGCAAAACACTACTCGATCTACAAAATATTATTTAACCAAAAACGGAGATGTATATCTGAAGATGTCTTGATAGACATGGAAAGGAGAACAACATGAAGAAAATATTTGTGTTTATAATTGCTGCCGCAATGATATTAACAATAACTGCTTGTTCGTCAGAAACACCAATCGATTCGGAAACGGGATCTCAATCGACAATCGAAGGAACAAGTAGTATTGAATCCGAAGAAGTGCCTGATATTAAGTATGCGGATATGATCCCCAATCCGGAAGAAATTTTTAAAAATGGTGAGATATCTATCGTAGATAAGGATGGCGGAAGCGCATATGTATTTCAGGTCAGAGGCTTCGAGGATGCGGAATATGAATCTTACATTTCGATGTGCAAAGAAATGGGGTTCGTAGATATTTCTTATGAGACCGAAAATGATGGCGGAAAAATGTTCGGAGCTTATACCGAAGACGGACAATATTGGGTTGAAGTGTTACTTGGAAACGATAATGGAATACTCGCTGTAACATGCAAGGAAAGCACAAAGAATAAATAAATTAGAGTGCTTATAAGGACAGGGATACCCTTCGCGTATCTCTGTCTTTTTTTTACACTCATTCGCATAATACACAAGTTCTATTATGAAAGGAGTATGAGCTATATGAAACAACCACCAAAAAAGGGAACGAAGGAACATTATTTTCAAGTTGTTAATCATATGACAGATTTGATGAATAAGGTTGCCAATGAGCATCCTGATACTACGGATCTCTTGAAGGAACTTTTTCTCGGATTGCAGATTGTAAACAACGAATACGTGTTGCCAAGTCATCCTTATTTTAAGACTACATAACGTGAATATTCTAATAAGATTGAGGCTTTGCTAAGCCTCTTTCTTTTTGCGCATTTTTTACAAATCCTTTTATGGAAAACCAATGAACATGAAAGGATGGTTAATTATGAAATATGTTATTGAAATCCATACTGACTGTATCGAAAGCTGGAAGAATGCAATCGGAGCACCGGGTTATCATGGTGAATGCATCCAAAAGATTATTGAATGCGATGCAGAATCAGATAAACGTGTTTTCGCTTGTTGCACTGGTACGTTGCGGTCATATTGGGATTCGAAGAAATTTTTCGGAAAGAATCGTGTACAAAAATGGAATTGGTAAATTGATAGATTAGAGCTCTTATTACGAGCTCTTTTCTTTTGTCTCTTTTTTGCCGCGCGAAAAATACATGCCCTTTTATGAAGAGAGGGATAGAATAGCTATTTTTTAAGATAGACATTCCCTTTTCCGTTTTGCAAAAAAGCACTGAAAGGAGGTGTTTTAATATGGAGTTGCTGCATTATGGTATTAAAGGCATGAAGTGGGGTGTTCGTCGTTTCCAGAATAAAGATGGTACTAGAACCGTCGCTGGTAAAAAACGATATAATTCCTCCAGCATAAAATCCTCAATTAAAGAGGTCGTATCTCATCCGGTGCTAAAAAATACACTTGCATACCAAGGCTATATTCAAGCCGTGGATGATTATGTTGATTCATATTCAAAAACTCGTTATGGACAAATAAAATCCAATAAAAGATATGTCGAACAAGGAGCCGCATTTGCTAAGCTTTACGCAATGAAAAAATATCTTGAGTTCATGAAAGAATATGAATAAAAGCATTGAAAGGAGGCCCGTTGACCATGCTTGAAAGTCAATTCCAAGCAAAGCTCATTAAAGAGCTTAAGAAAAGATTTCCTGGTTGCATCGTTATGAAAAGCGATTCGGGATATTTGCAAGGCATTCCCGATCTGCTCATTCTCTACAACGATAAATGGGCTTCTTTGGAATGTAAACAAAGCGCTGGCGCAAAGAGACAACCGAATCAAGAGTATTATGTCGGGAAGATGGATGAGATGTCGTTCTCGAGATTCATCTGCCCGGAGAACAAGGAGGAAGTGCTGCATGATCTTCAACAATCATTCGAATCTTGAAGGGCAACA